GTTATTCTTATGTTAGAGAATCTACCGTTCTATCTACAACCAGGATGTAAATCCCTTAATAAGAAATCAATAGAGTTTAGTAACAACTCTCGTATCGTTGCTGCAGCTACTTCAGGATCATCTATCCGTGGTATGTCTGTTAACCTTCTATACTTAGACGAGTTTGCGTTCGTTGATGATGCTGCTACATTCTATACATCTACATATCCAGTTATTTCATCTGGTACTAATACTAAAGTTATTATTACATCTACTGCTAACGGTGTTGGTAATATGTTTCATAAGCTTTGGGAAGGTGCCGTACAAGGTACAAACGATTATATACCTTTCAGAGTTGATTGGTGGGATGTTCCAGGACGTGATGAAGAATGGAAACAACAGACTATATCTAACACCTCTCTCTTGCAATTCGATCAAGAGTTTGGTAATACCTTCTTTGGCACTGGAGACACACTCATAGACGGCTCTATCCTTATGGAGCTTAGGGCTAAAGATCCTATTAAAGTACTAGAGGGTGGAAACCTCTTAGTATATAAAGAACCTGAGAAAGATCATAACTATATTTGTACTGTTGATGTTGCAAAGGGTGTTGGAGGAGACTATAGTACATTTAATATTATAGACGTATCTGTATCACCATTTGAGCAGGTATGTGTGTATAAGAACAATCGTATATCTCCGTTACTCTTTCCTAATATCATATATAAGTACTGTTTTAATTATAACGAAGCTTATGTTGTAGTAGAGAATAACGATCAAGGTACAATTGTATGTAACGGACTGTATCATGAATTAGAGTATGAGAATCTGCATCTAGAGTCTGCCTTGAAAGCAAATGGACTAGGTGTTATGATGAATAAGAAAGTTAAACGTCTAGGTTGTTCTACGATCAAAGATATAGTAGAGAGTAGAAAGCTTACTATACACGATCAAGATACTATTATAGAGATGTCTACATTCGTTGCTAAAGGGCAATCATATGAAGCTTCTGATGGTAATCATGATGATCTAATGATGAATCTAGTAATGTTTGGATACTTTACTCTTGGTGATAGGTTTATGGATATGACAGACATATCTATGAAAGAAATGATGTTTAAACAAAGAATGAGCGAAATAGAGAATGATATCCTTGATTGGGGTTATCATGATGACGGTTTAGCTGATACTCCTGAACCAGAACCAGATGATCCATGGAATATCGGTAGAGGTAAGCCATGGGTAGAGGAATATTACTGAGAATAAAAAGATTATAAATAACGGTAATTGAACATCCTTATCATGACATCTTATCATTAACTCAAAAGGAAAAGAGAAATGGCAGCATTTAGTCCCTCTGAATCTCCTGCGATAACAGTAAAAGAAGTAGACCTTTCGGGTTTCGTCCCAAATGTCCAATCTACTACTGGTGCCTTCGTAGGGAATTTTCGATGGGGTCCCGCCAAGAAAGCTACACTGGTTGATACAGAAGCTACGCTTGCCGAAAAGTTTGGATCCCCAACAACAACAGGCGCTGTAGACTTTTTGTCAGCAGCACAATTCTTAAGATATTCTTCTGCTATGTTCGTCGTACGCGAACTTACATCAGCAGCTAAAAACGCAACATCATCCACAACAGTTGTAACTAACGTTAACAACAAAGATCATTGGGATGAAGTTAAAAGCGCATTCGGTGCAGACTCAGGCGATACAAACGTTGGAGCATGGATCGGTAAATGGGCTGGAGCATTAGGCAACTCACTTAAAGCAGAAATTAGTACAGCAGCAGGCTTCGCAGCTTGGGCTTACAAAGGTGAGTTTGACGCAGCTCCAGGAACATCAGCATATGCATCTGCACGAGGCGGATCAAATGATGAGTGTCACATCGTTGTAGTAGACGAAGATGGAGAAATTTCAGGTACAGTTGGTACTGTTCTAGAAAGATTCGCTTTCGTATCTATGGCTTCTGACGCTAAAGCAGCTGATGGAACAAACAACTATGCAGCAGATGTAGTTAATAGCGCATCAGAGTATGTATGGTTAGCACATTGGGATGGCGATCTAGCCACAATGTCAAATGCAGGTACAGCAGCGTCTGGTACAGCATTCGGTAACCCAAGCGCAGCGATTTCTAGATCATTAACAGGTGGTGCAGATTCTGCAGCACTAACAACAGCTGAAGTAGCAACAGGATTTGATCTTTATCAAGATACAGACACAATCCAAGTTGACTTCTTAATTGCACCAGGTATGGCTAACGCATCTGATCAAGCAACAGTTGTTAACGATCTAGCAGGTATTGCTGGAGTAACTAGAAAAGATTGTATCGTAGTAACATCACCAGACAGAGCAGCAGTAGTTAATAACTCAACTCCTGTAGCATCTTCTGTAACAACAGCAGCTGGATTTAACAGTTCATCATACATTGTTGTAGATAATAACTACTTAAAAGTATACGACAAATTTAACGACCAATATGTCTTTATTCCTGCTGCTTCTACAACAGCTGGTGTTATGGCAGCTACAGATGCAAATGCTGCACCATGGTTCTCACCAGCAGGTCAGAGACGTGGACAGTACTTTGGTGTAACAGCCTTAGCTTATTCTCCTACTAAATCAGAAAGAGATACGCTGTATAAAGCAGGTCTAAACCCAGTAGCAAACATTCCTGGCCAAGGCATTCTTCTATTCGGTGACAAAACATTCTTAAACAGACCATCTGCATTTGACAGAGTAAATGTTCGTAGATTGTTCCTAGTCATGGAAAGAGCAATTGCATCAGCGGCAAGAAATGTAATGTTTGAATTTAAC